ACGGTCCTGTTGGGCCTCATAGTTTTTCCATAGTGCGTCATTATTGGCCTGCCATTCGGCCAGCTGTTGCTGTCTATCGGCTATCAATTTATTATATGCTTTCTCCCATTCCTCGCTACTTAAAGCCTGTTGCTTGGCTGCAACGGCATCCGCGTATTCAGAAGACATGACATCGCCGAAGCTGTTCCTGATAGCGTTCGTAGCAGCCTCTGCTCTCTGGTTCGCGAACTTGTCATAGAAGTCGTTAATGTCGCTAGTGTATTCAAACGGCTTGGCCTGATATACCTCACTGTTCAAAAGTGCCTTAAGTGCATCGTTATACTGGGAAGCGCCTGTGCCGTAAACGCTTTGCAACAAGTCTCCATACTCTGCGAGGTCGGAAAGGTTTTGGTTGTAATACTGGCCCGCCGTATTCATTAGCGAGTCATATGAATCCTGTGCCGCATCAACAGCCTTGCTGTTGGAAAGGCCCAGCCAGTTGCCTAGGAAGTTGCCCGCGGCTATCGGGTTGAAACCCGAAGCGGCACCAACCTGGTCAAAAGTGTCCATGTCGCCAAAGTAGCTAGTGGCGTCATTATAAGTACCCATATTATTCGTCCTCCTTCTCGGTATTGCCTTCGGTATTGCCTTCTGTATCGCCTTCGGTATCGCCCTCTTCCATGTCGATGGCGTCCAGATAATCGCCCAGCAGCTCGTTGAACTTCTTCATGCGCTTCACAAGCTCCTTGAACTTGTCGTCGTCCTTTTTGATATCCTGTTGTTTCACGTGAAACACCTCCAATAACTAAAATAATCCCTGTGCATCGGAAGCCTTGCCGAAAGCGAGAATCCTGACAAGGCATGCAGCATCGACGGTTATCGACGTGTCCGTAAGTTTGACTATGCGGGTTTCGCTCTCGCCATTCCCGTAGGCTATCTCTGCCATGACGGTCATCCCGAACCTGAAAGGCAGCGGATAGGTCCCTGCATTGCTGAAAGTGCCCGTGACGCAAAGGAACATTGGCGTCTTCACGATATGCCATTCGCGGGAATCGTATTCGTTCCATGTTCCAGCCATCAGGCCAGCTATCGCTTCTAGGGAAGAACCCCTGTTTATGTTTGCCGAATATATCATATCATGCAACCCGAGCCAACGGCCCTTATGCTAGCCGCGCTAAGAACCAAGTCCGTCGGATAAGAATACGTCAGCCTAAGCACGCAAAGGCGGGTCCTTCCGCCAAGATGGAACCTTACCCGATGGCTATATTCGCCAGCAAGGCCGCATGATACGCTGTGCTTGTTGCCGAAAGTCTCGCCTCCGTCCTTGGAGCATTCGAGCGTCAATTCTGGCTTTATCTCGTAACTGTCCCATGTGCCAACGTTAAGCTCCACGGCAACCTCTTGGAGAATGAAAGGCTTCAACTCGTCAACGATGACCGAACCCTGGCGATGCCTAATCATAGGCCAGCCCTGTCCATCGACATTGTCTTCCATCCAGTAATCGTCGCCATGGATATACACGCCAGAATCGCCACAGAAAGCGTAGAACTTTTCCTTCCACCATGCGATTCCCTGTACACGCCATTGCATCTCGGTCCCGTTGTCGCGGTCCCTGGACTGTCTTTGGTGCCAGCTCTTGCTGTAAAGGTCATAGCACCAAGTCTCGTGGATTCCTGGAAGCTGCAATACGTAGAACTGGTGTTCGCCTACCGAGTAGCAGAAACCGTAGGCGTTCTGGGAACCCGTCTCCAACAGCTTCTTGTCGAGGAAGTCTGGGGAAATCTTTTCGTAATTCGTTCCCGAAGCCATCATGACACCCTTGGCGAAACTGGTGCCTGCACCGACATAGAAGATTTCGGTCTTGTTGACGGCTACGCTGAAAGGCGCCTCGATACCGTTCGAAAGGTTTGCCGTATAGCTCGTCCTGAGCCACTGTTCATATTCTCCAGAACCCCTCTGCCAGATTTCGACAGTCCCAGTTCCGAACACATAGAGCAGGTCGCCTACTGCGGCCATGGCGTCGATATTGTCGGCTGCGGAATAACTGGAATGGTATTGCGGAACCTGATAGGAATCCAAGAAGACTATATCCTCGCTAGGCAAGTCAACAGTCTTGACGGTGATGCCGTCGGAGTCATACTGGACTTCGCCGTCGCTGATATCGAATACTGTACGGGTAGCCGTATTCAGCGGGAACCTTGTGGAGAAATAGAAATAGTTCGTTCCTACGTCATTGATGACGATTGAGCCGTCAACGCAGCAGACATGGGAAGGAGCCACCGTGCCTTCACCCAAAGCCCTGGTAGGCATCTGAATCTGCATCCAGTAAGCCTCGGTCAAGTTCCATGCGAAAAGGTTTTGCCCATCGGCTATCAACAGGAAAGGCCTGAGTCCACCGCTTTCGGCAAAGGAAACTCTTGCGTTATTGACGCTGACATTTCCGATGATGGACATCTGGCCGTTCTGCTTGAAGCGTAGAACCTTTCCGTTTACAACAGCAAACATTTCCGATGCACCGCCGATAGCGGTCTCGCCTACGGAAGAAACATAGACGCCCTGCACACGGCCAGTTACCCCAGTGCTTTGGTAAAGCTTCAATCCTGGCAGGGAAGCCATATAGGACTGGCCACCGTTGTCTTCCTGGAACATGTTGCTTGACCAAGAGGAGCCCTGGATTGCAGGGAACTTGCCCTTGTTCGTGGCGCCTATCAGGTCATTGTAGATTTTCAGGCCCATGTCGCCTCCTAGAAAGTAGCATCAGGGGAAAGTGCAGCGGCATACATGTCGCGGTAATCGCCGAACCTTGTGCCTGTCCTTTGCATCATTCTTGATGTCACGTTGCTACGCTTGATTGCCGCCTTGGCCTTTTCGAATTCGGTTTCGAAGCCTTGCTTATAGTCGGCAAGCTTGTAGTAGATGCAAAGGTTATAGCAGAGACCCTGCAACAGCATGTTATTATAAAGGTCGCTAAGGTAGATTACCGAATCCAAGTCATACTTCGGAAGCGGCTTATTATAGAAGATTCGGATAGTTCCAGAAGCACGACCGTCGAGTTCAAGCTTGCCTACCAGACGCTGCTTGACAACGCCTTCCACTTCGTAATCTTCGAGTTCTCGGGAATAGGTCCAGCTATGCGGGATTCCGATGCAGTTCTGCATGGCGATTGCCATCGGGTCGCCTGGTTGCAACGGGATGAACCGATTGCCGAACGAACGGGCGACATCGTTGACGGTTTCTGGCGGATACATGTCCACAGCGTTCCTTTCGCTATCGCCGCCTTCCACAAACCATGTGAGGCGCCTGCAAGGAACGTCAATGGTAGCGTTCTGCATGACGATGTAGTTCTTCGAGTTCAGGTCTGCGATAAGGTTATTCAGCAGGTTGATTCCTACGACGGCCATGTTTCCGTCGACGGATTCGCCCGCCTCCACTAGGGAGCACATTTCGCATGCCATTTGGATTAATTGGTTAACGGAGACCATAGTTTATTTCCTCTTTCGCTATAAAAATATGCTGTGCAAAAGTCAAAGAAAAGGCCCTCCGCGAAAATCACGGAGAGCCTTGGAGAGAGCCTTTATGGCTAAGGATTAACCCTTCTTGAAGTACACGACGACAGCGTCACGTGCGACAGGGAGAGCCGCTGCATACGGAGCATCGATACGAACCATTTCGTTAAGGCACTGGCCATCGCCGTAACGGCTCATCTTAACCGTGACACCGCCGACAGTCTTCACCGAGTTTTCGGAACCCGGGAGGTCGTTAAATTTGTACGAATCGAACACAAGCGCACTCTCTTCGCGTACCTGACCTATGGCGTACTTCGTGGAAGCGTCAAGAATCGGGGTCAGACGGAACGAAGCTGCACCAGCAGGAACCCATGCGTTCGGGTTAGATTCACCCTTCGGCACATAGAGGTTGCCATCAGCGTCTTCCTTCTGGATAGCGATACGGAGATACGGAATCTTTGCCTTACCAGCCGCATTTGCCTTATTCTGTGCAATCACGACCCAATCCTGGTCAGTTGCGAGACCAGCACGGTCAACAATCTTCACGTTGCCGAGAGAACCGCCATCGGAGTCGAGAGCTTCGGCAGTGTATGCGAGACCCTTCACGATTCCCGCTCCGCTGATTTCGCGGATTTCCTCGAAGTAGTCGCCAGAATCAGACGGGGTTGCCGTGATGGTGGCAGCCATGCCGTCGGAAGTCGGCGTGGTGATTTCAGGAAGTTCCTTCAATCCAACCTGAGAGGCACCTGCATATTCGCCGAGATAGTTGCGTCCATAGATTTCGGCCTGCGTGTCAGTCGGCAAAAAGCGAGCCAAACCCGTAGCAGAAATCTTGCCTTGGATAGTCGGCTTAATGAACGAAACGAGGTTGCCCGTGACAGAGACTTCTTCAAGTGCAGAAGCCGCATTAGACAAGGTAGCGAAGCTTGCATCGCCAATGACAGCCTGTGCAGCTGTGAACACGGTAGAATCAACGACATCCTTCTGGAGGTTGGCAGCAAGAGACTGACCATTCGGAACAGCAATTTCGGATTCGAAATCACCGATGTTCCACTGCTTGTCCCATACGCCGAGTTCGAAGGCCATGTGGACGTCTTCGGTATGGACAGGGGTTTCGATTTCCTTCAAGGATTCCGGTTCCGCATCCGTGCCCTTGCGAACGGTGGCGAGCGGGCTCAAATAAAGGTTATAAGTCGTACCGAATTTCTTGCCCTTGAGCTGTTCCTGGGAAAGACCCGAGCGGGACTTGGCAAGATACGGGAGGTTGTCCGCAACTACTGCGGCGATACGTTCAACATGTTTGGCATTAACAAAGCCATTTACTGCTTCTGGCATAATTATTCTCCTGAATAATTGAAAATGAAATTGATGGGATTCGCAACGGGAACCTTTCCCGTGCTCAAAGTAGACTTACTGCCCCGAGTGACTGGCCCTTGGCGTCTATGCCTGCTGTGCGTCCAGTAGGAGAATAAATACGCAAGATACGGTATGCGTGCCGTTTCACGGAAGAGGGCAGGATAGTCGGCCTGCTCGCCCTTCAAAGACAATAATATGCCGTTTAATTTTCAATATTGCCGAAAAGGCATATTATTTATGCAGATGGAGAGGCATAATATGACGAAAAAGTTACAATCTAAGAAAGAAGTGGCCACGCCGCCACCTGAGAATACCGTAGAAGCCAAGTACAATACCGAAATCCTTTTGGAAAAGATTCTGGAAGCCTGCCGCGAAATCAAGATTAGCGTCGACGAACTGGCCAGAAAATTCGGGGGAGGATACTGATATGTCAGGAAAGCCAAAGGGTTACATAATGACAGAAAAGGACAAGATTCAGCTCGAAAACGCCCGAAAGAACCGACCAGAAGACTGGAACGAGGGAAAAAAGGGACGCTGGGCAAACAAGGAACTTGCCAGGGAAGCAGGCATCAAGAGCGGAATCGTCCAACGAATCCGAAAGGAGATGCGTGCCAAGATGCTTCAGTCCGCCATCGAAAACGGTGTCGAAAAGCTGTTCGGCCAAAGCCTGAAAAACCTTGACATGGAGGGCATGAAAGTCGTCGCGGAGGCCATGCGTCTCGTAGGCATCGATTATGCGGCTTCCGAAGAGGCCGTCCAGAAAATCAAGGCGGACATCAAGGCCGACCAGAAAATGAGCGGAAACGTAAACATCAGCATCAAAGGACTAGATGTTGACTAGACAAATCGAAATAGATTTGTCAGGACTCCTTCCGCACCAAAGAAAACTAATCAAGAGCAAGGCGAGAAAGAGCTGCCTGATATGCGGGCGTGGCGCTGGCAAGAGCTACGCGTGTGCATCCCTTGCCTTGCTCTACCTTTTAAGAGGACGCAATGTCCTAATCGGCGGTACTACCCATGACCAGTTGCACGAGACGCTGTTCGCCGAAATCAAGAACATAGCGATGGAATGGGGCATCTATGACCTAATCACTTGGCGTGAAAGCCCCATGTCATTGGAGCTGGGCCAGGCCCACGTATGGTTCGGTTTCTATCAGGCTGTCGAATCGGTCCGTGGTTATTCCCGAGTAGGCCTTATCATACTCGATGAACAGTTCTTGGCGCCTGCAAGCATTCTTGCGACTTGGGGGCCATGCTGCCGTAATGCCGGGTGCAGGACGAGAATCGTGGGCGCCACTACGCCAAGACAGGGAAGCCTATGGAACATCACCATGAGTGACCCCAAGTGCGACTGGGAAATCATCTCGGCGAAGTCCACGGACAATACCCATATCACCGAAGAGGAAATGCAGCTCATCCTTTCGGAAATCAAGACCGAGGAGATGTACAACCAGGAAATTCTGGGCATCATTTCGACCGACCTTGGCAACGCTGCAATCATCAAGCTGGCCGAATTCCCGAAGGAGCCGTCTGGTATAGTATCGAACGATACTCGGGTCATCGCAGGCTTCGATGCTGGAGAAGGCGTGGAACGCGACAGCTCGGCATTCTTCAAGAGACGCGGAAACGAAGTGCTGGAAATGTGGAAGCTGAACGGCATCGACCATGAACAGTGCGTACAGCGAATACGCGAATCGAACAGGAAGATTCCTATCGACAGGCTTTACATGGATGCTGCATTCTCGGACTACGAATACCATACCTTGAAATATGAACTCAACTGTGAGCAGATTCACTTCGCCCAGGCCGCACCAGAAGACTTCCGAAAGGACTACGCCAACATGCGTGCATACATATGGTTCGGCCTTGCCGACGGTATCCGTCATGGCCTTTACGTCGACGGCTTCGACCTTGCACCAGAGTTAAAGAGACAGATGTGCGCCACTACTTGGCTTCGTGATACCACTGGAAGGCTTCTGCTTGTCAAAAAGGAAGACCTGAGGGCTGCCTTGAAGATGTCTCCCGATATCGGCGATGCTGCCGCCTTGACGTATGTTGACAGGTTTGTCGGCGACGACCCGAAGATTGAGAAGGTGGTCAAGGCCAAGATGGCCGACAAGCGTGCGAAGGCCCTAAAAATTATGGGATGTTAGGAAATATATAAACTAATAATATAGTTTAATGGACGGAGAGAAATTCAATGGCTATGAAAGCATTTAAAGTGAATACCGAATGGGCCTCGGCCCTAAGGGACGCCCTAGTCCTCCGCAGGCAGGGCCAGCTCGACAAGGAAACCGACAGCCAGCTAGGCGCCATGTACGTCAATGTAACCCGATGGGCTATCGCCACCATGGTGTCCCAAGGAAAGCTTTTTCGGGACATGGGCCTTGACCCCGACTTCTTTAGCGAGATGCTCGTATGGGCGATACGTTCCAGTGACAAGGCGGACCTTACGAAAGACCCCGAAGCGATTTTGATTTACATGAAGAACAGCGTAATGAATGCGGTAAAGGCGTACCTGCGAAGCAAGAGCCGCCTTAAACGCAAGGGAACGCTTGTAGACCTTTCAGAAATCGCCGAACAGAAGACTGACCTGTTCGGCAACCCAATTAACGACTAACACGGAGAAGAGCGATGAGCTACTTAGACCAGATTCACCAGCGCGAAGCTGCAGAAGAAAGAACTGTTGAAACCCCGAAGACGGAAGAAACCGTAACGGAAACTCCCAAAACGGAAGAGACTGTCACGGAAACTCCCAAGACGGAAGAAACCGTTTCACAAGAACCGCCTAAAACGGAAGTCAAAGTGGAAGAAACCGTCACGGAAACTCCTAAGACGGAAGACAAGGTGGAAACCGAAAGCAAGCCGCCCAAAACGGAAGTCAAGGACCTTTCTGGCATCAGCAAGGAAGAGAAGGCGGCCTATGCTTTCAAGCGCCAGATGGCCAAGCGGGAAAGCAAGTTCGAGGAAGCCTTGAAGAGCCGCGATTCCGAAATCGAGAACCTCAAGAAGGCCATTGCCGAATTGCAGGCGCCAAAGGAAAAGAAGACCCGCAAGGACTTCGAAAACGACGACGGTTATATCGACTACCTTGCATCCCAGCGCGTGGACGCCAAGTGGGCGGAAAAGGAAGCCAAGGCTGCGGAAGAGAAGGCCAAGGCCGACAAGGAAGCCGCCGAGCAGCAGGAATACCAGGCCCGCACGCAGGAAAGCATCGACAACTTCCGTACTGCGGTCAAGGATACTTTTACTGACGAAGCCCAGGAAACGGCTTTCAAGGCTAACGTGGCCAAGGCTTATAGGAGCGGCTTCGCCGAACTGCTGGATGCCGTTCCGCCAGCCAAGTCATTCCTTTTGGAGAACGGAACAACGGGTGTCCGCGTGCTTGACAAGATTCTCTCGGACAAGGAAGCTTTCGGAAGAGTGTTCAAGCCGAACCAGGACCCAGTGAGCATGCTTATCGAACTTCATGCCATCGCACATGAAGTCAACCAGCCTAAGGCGCCTGCTGCCCAGGTTACGGAAACTCCGAAGAAGGTTGCCATCGGACGTCCAGGCCAGGGCCAGGGAGGCGCACCAGGCGAACTCCATGGACGTGACCTCATCCTGCACATGCGCAAGGTGGCACAGGGCGGCAGACGGGTATAAGGAAATGTAAACAAAAATTAACATTATTCGTGACTAAAAGCCGTTGACAGCGATGCGATAGAATTATAAATTATATTGCAGAGCGGACGGCTCACAAGGCTTTCCGCTTGTGTTTTAGATTTCATGTTACCTTGGCGGGTCGTGCTCTTCGGAGTGCGGCCCGTTTTTTCGTACTTGCCGCCTTTTGTAAGTGAAATGTAAGCAAAAAGTAAGTAATTTCGTAGCTAAAAACCCTTGTTTAGCGATGCTATAAGTGCTAAACTTATTATAGAAATTATGAGATACTCCGCACCTATCTTATAATGCGAGCCGTGTAAGATTTTACATAGGGCGCCTGTCTGGTGCAAATTTATAGGGACAGGCGCCCGCTTCGTTTTATAGGCGTTTGTCCAGGAGAGAACATCAATGGCAAAGGCCTATATATTTGGGGCATCAAAGCCTCTTTCTACCGATAATACAGACCCTGTATGCGTCATCGAAGAATTTGACGAAGGTGCAAAGGAACTCCATGTCCAAGATTGCGGATACGATATTGTGGCTCATGATGGCGGAAACATCTACATCTTCCTTGCCAGAAGCGGAAATGTGAACAGCGGTGTAGATAACGTAAGCACATGGTTATCTATCTACCGTAACGCAAAAGCGGCCAAGAAAGCTAACATCCCTGTACACGCAAGCTTCGTAACGCAGACAAACCGTCTGGTGCAGCATGACCGTAGCGGTTCATATATGTTAGAATGGTACCCTGAATTCTACAAAAACCTTAGCAATAATAATGGTTTCGAGTTCGGGAATAACGTACCACCATCGAAGGAAGGACCTGTCAGTATTGCAGAGTTGCTTTCTGCGATACCTGGTCGATGGGTTTACGGGGACCGCGATATGGGTTCCCGCAAATTAGACGCCCTTACAGCTAATTACATGAGCGCTTCGCTTATTCGGGAGATTCAGAAGAACGTAGTCCCCGAAATCAACAAGGCGGCAATACAAGAATGCGATGCTGCCGCAGATGCAAACGCCAACTTGAATGCACTTTCTACCTGGGTACAAGCATGCGTGCAAGGCAGCGGCGTTTCAACTGTCTCAAAGCAACTTTTCGGCGATACGCATACGGTAAAACCAAACAGTGCGGACCGTACGCTTTTTAATCGATACGTATATATTCCAGAAGAGGAAACGCTTCTTTTCCGTGGCGAGAAGGAGACGTACGAAATCCCGTTCTTCGGGGGAAGTTATAAGCCATCCTCCGAGGCGATAGAAGAGATGCGAGCAGATTTCGACGGCAAGCTTACAAAGATGCTTAAAGCGGCAGACCGTATTATTGATGAATATTACGCGAAAGTGGCCGCAGGAGTATACGAGACCGAAACCCTTGAAGACCGCCTTGAAAGCGTGTTGCCGTCGATTCTTCAGTCGAAAGCCCGTCTCGGCATCGACCGCTACAAGCACGACAAGGACTCTCCGTGGTCTGTCGGCAAGGCATACCTGATGATGTACTGGACTAACGAACATGAACCCTACAACTTCTATATTCACGGGTTAAACCTTATTACGAAGTATGCGTCGAAGATGGCGATTGTCGCGGAGCCCTACTCAAATGATAACCCGAATGCTCATCACTACATTCCTTTACTGGAAGACCCTGACTATAGCCCTGTCCTTGTTCCATCTGTTCAGGACTCGTCATTGGCCAAGTGGTGCACGCTTCATACGTATACAGCTATTGACGCAATGTTCCTCGGAGCATGGCTTTACAAGTGCGTAAAAAAGAACTCGGGTGGACGTCAAGTGCTTTGGCTTGTCAATCCCGGAAACTGTGGAACCTCTACGTTTGTAAATTACGTTTATCGTTCTGTAGACGGTAGCGGCACCCTGTATACCAGAGATGAAACCGAAAGCGGATTCTTTGGACAAAGCATCATGGGCAAGAAGATTTGCGCTTTCGTAGATATTCATAGCAGACCGATGAACCTGCTCCGCAACATCCTTAACTTCACGGAAGCCGAAGTTCTTACCACGAACGTGAAGAATCGAAACTTTGCAACGTTCACCGCTCGCGGATTAAAGGTCATGGTGGCCACAAACGAAAAGCTTTCCTTCGACGAGGAACTTGCATGGGCCACAAGCCGCGTATTCCCGCTGCAAGTCAAACGTGCTGATGGGCAGTCCATTGCCATGGGTGACGTAATCCAAAGGCTTTTAAGTACGCAGGAAGCTAACCTTAAATGGGCTGCCGAATGCTATAGGCACCTGGAATATTACGGATACGTTAGCGGAAACGACTTCACCCGGGTAGGTGCAAGCGAATACGAAAGCCGTGTTCAATCTGGAATCAAGGTGAATCCGCCTGAATATGATACGACCGAAGACCAGAGCCGTGAACAGGCAAATGCGAACATGGAAGCAGTAGATGACCGTTTCATTAACTTCTACGCCCGTGAGGTAAAGGAAGACCTTGAAAACCTCCGCCGTAGGGCTTGGGACGCTGTCAAGGACAAGCTGCCGAAAGTCCTAGGCGTAACATGCGTTAACGGAAGACTCCTGGCAGACTGCTTGCTGGCGCACGATGCAATGTGTTCTGACGGCTATGATGCGCTAGAAGGCTTCTTTGAAAAGATACAGAAAGGCACAAGAGAAGACGCCATCAAAGAGGCGCAGACAATGATTGCGCTGGTAAAAGAACCGAAATGGGCAAAAAGACGAGTAATGGATACAAGTAATCAAGAACTAAAGAGCCTGATGCCAATGCATACGAGGTTCTACGCATTCAAATAATAATCCAGGATTACCACCCTAATTACCACCTTTTTTCAAGGGTGGTAATTTTTTTTGCCGTTTTTAGCTAAAAATCGGCAATATTACCACATTACCACCATTACCACCTTATTTTCGTACCCCTATATATATATATACTATATATAAAAAATTTTCCGCTACTCTATAGAACTTTAAAGGTACATATTAGTAGTGGTAATGTGGTAATATTTATTACTTAATTAAAAAAAATGGCGTTTTTGAGCTAAAATAGCCACTTTTGGTGGGGTAAAAAATTACCACCCCCGTCTGTTCAGGGTGGTAATGCGGTGGTAATGCGGTGGTAATATTATCGCTTATTAGGGGTAAAAAGTTACGTTTAGCTTCCAATAAGCCTACCGCGAATGGAACAAAAAGTTCCAGTTGATATTGTAAGTAAAAGAAGGAGCCGACATGGGCTAAGAGGAGAGTCGTCGACCAGAGTCGTCAAGAGCTTAAGGACTTAATGGCCATCAATACTAGATTCTACGTGTTCAAAGAAATAGCCTCCTACTTTGCCACCCTACTTTGCCACCCTACTTTGCCAGGGTGGCAAATTTTTTGCCCTTTTTGAGCTAAAAAAGGCAATTTTGCCACCTTTGCCACCTTTGCCACCCAATTATCGTACCCTTATATATATATATATATACTGTATATATAAAAAACTTCTCTGCTCTATAGTACTTTAAAGGTATATATTAGTAGTGGCAAAGTGGCAAAATTTTAGGAAGATAGCAGAAAAATGGCGTTTTTGGGCCAAAATAGGCAGTTTTTAACGTAAAAATTTTGCCACCCCCCCGTCTAAGAGTGGCAAAGTGAGTGGCAAAGTGGTGGCAAAATTTTAGCGATGGCAAACAATTTCGTGGCAAAAGGTTCCAGCAAATCGTGCATTATGCACTTCCAACTGGAACTTTTTGTTCCAGTTGATATTGTAAGTAAAATGTAAGTAATTTTCCTTCTTAAAAACCATTGACATCGAGAAATCAAAATAATAAACTTAATAGTGTAAAGACGATTCTCGGCGTCAAGTAAACTTTTTATAACGAATACCTGGTTAGGCATTCGCGGTTATTGATGCCCGAGAACTTCATAACCGCGAATGCTTTTTCGTCTTTAGACTTCGCAAACAACCAGGTATATGTTTATGTTAAATTCGAAATGCTCTACAAAGGCTCCGAAGCCGCGTTATGGCAAGGGCGGTACATTTACTAAGCTAAACTCTGAAGAGGAGTGGCTCTACATATTCGAGCACGTAGCGCTGTCTAATGACCCTGATATCTTCCTCCAGCGATACGGCAAGCTCTCGCTCGGCTCAAGAAACTCAAAATACGAAAGAGATATCGCCAGCACGTTCCGTTCAGGAATGATTAGGGAACTTCATGTTCCAAACCAACTGCTGCCAAATGGAGAAAAGACCCTTCAATCGGCATCCTGTGGTGTATTCCGTCGTCTGAAAACATTCGGTTCTTCTCTCCATCACCTTATCAGGGAGCGCCCGAGTCTGTTTGAAGCCGCAAAGGAAGGGATATTTATGGGCGATACCTTTGATATCCCTATGGTCTATGGGCTTTGTCGTCTCGGGTACGTAACGACTACGGACGAAGAACTTGACAGGTTTTGGTTCGCCGTTCGGCGGTATGCAGAAATTCTCAACGGTGTAGAGGGGCGTCATGGTTCCGATAAGGCTCACCTTATCTGCTACGCCTATGATACTGCACTGCCATTGACTCCAGATAAGCTCGATGACATTCACAACTTCCTGATAGATACTGGGCTTATCTATGCTAACCGCAAGCGTACTCGTCTAGCCGCAGTCAAGAACGTGGAAACAATGGAGCTCCTTGAGCGCTATGTTCATGCAGACGGCTTTCGTGATACGCTAATTATTGGCGGCCCAGGAACTGGCAAGTCTTTCAGTGAAATCCAGGGCGGGCGCGTCAAGGGTATAATAAGCCTAGCTAACAAGATTGCAGCTGATATCGGCGGCAAGGCTAGATGCCCTTTTGCAAGCTTTTCCAAATGGGTTTTTCTGGACGGTTTTCTTAGCTATGGCGAAGGGGCTGTCCCGCCAACCCATGTAGACGAAATCGGCACCTTTTCGCTTCACGAGTGGGCCGAGCTTTTGCGATTGCGGTCTGGCGACTTGCTCGGAGGGAGTCGTCTCGCCCCTCTTACGCTGATGGGGGACGACTTGCAGCAAGTAAGCTTCACTTCCCGTGGGCTTATTCTACACTCTATTATTAGAGAGCTCGGCCTTACATATCCGCGTAATCCTTGTGAACGAATCAGACAGGGACTTCCGCAGAGTGCTGACCTGCAGGCCTTGTATGGCCGCCTTATGGAAGCCCGACTCGCTAATAGCCCATCAATGATGGCAAAGGCCTTCTCGGTTCCTTGCAAAGGCGTATACTCCGTGTCGCTTGACCACGTGCTGGAAAGTGAAGTGAAAATAGAAAAGGGGGAAGTCCTTGTGCTCGGCGTGTCTAACAAAGATTGCGATGCGCTTACAAAAACCATACTGGACCGCAAAGGGGTTCAGTGCGAGTATGACGTTAAGACCATCAGCAGCCTTGAGTGGTACAAGGCGCCTGTAAACACGAAAGTACTAGTGGAGTGTACTGAAAACGACAGTGCAGAAGGGGTGTATAACCGCATGCAGGCATTAGCCACCAGCACGGGGGATGGGTGGGTTATTAATGACGGAATCGGTTGCCAACGACTCGACTATTTCCGTCCGCGCTACGCAACTACAGTGTTCAGCTCTCAAGGCCTTAGCGCGGACCATGTGGTCTTCTTGTCTGTGGACTACCCTGTTGGGATAGAAATTCTATTTACGGCTGCAACCCGTCACCGCAAGTCATTGTCATTTGTGGGAGGAAAGGTTCCACAGACTACGCCAGCAGTCGATATAAATAATTTCGATGAGCTTCGGAAGGTGCGTGGGTGGTTAAAACCACTTGCCATCGAAACGGATGATTTATAAACTTACAATGCGATTCGGTAGGCGCCACCGTGAAGAGCCCAGGATAACTAATGAAAAGCTATGCGATTGACTTCGAATATAAAGACAGGGGCAGCTCATATAGACTCGTCTGCTGCTCCATTAACCCTAAGGGCGGATTAACCGAAAACTACTGGCTGCTCGATGGTAGAGATACCGAGAAGCTGAAAGCCCGCTTAAACGAAATCCAGACGGAAGACCATATGCTTGTCGCCCATGCAGTCGAAAGAGCAGAAGCACGATGCCTCATAATGCTTGGAATTGACCCTAGGAACTTCAAATGGTTCGATACCTATCTGACGGCCAAGTGCCTCACGAACAGCAACCAGACGCTTCCTAAACGCAAAACGAAGATGGCTGACGGCGAAGAAGTGGAAGAGTCCAACGAAGACTTCTTCGGAAGGGAGCTTAACCTATTAGCCTGCCTTAAACGATTCAAGATTTCCCACGATATCACAGCAGAAGAAAAGGCGGACTACCGCAATACCATCATTTACGGAACCGATGCAGACATAGAAGCTGCCAAGGAAGGCATCATAGCCTACTGCGCCAGTGACGTCGCCGACCTCCATCTTCTAGCTACCGCAGAATACAAGGCCTACCTGAAACGCTACGAGAACGCTATCCGCCTGTGGGATAATGCTGAACTCTATAACGAAGGCCCGATGAACCATGTACTCGGATGGGGCCGTACAGCGGCTATCTACGCCGTTATCTGGGCTAGGGGAATCCCTGTCTGGAAGCGCCACGCGGAAGCCATGCTGAGTAATGGCCCAAAGGTACGTGAAGGCCTTATGGTGCAGCTTAACGCCAAATACCCTGGAATTGCATTAGAACGGGGTTCTAAGGCCATAAAGCATTCAATAAGCCAAGAATACGTACAAAGCAAAATAAAGGCTCTGAGCATAAAAGGATGGCCAATGACGGCCACTGGGAAGTATAAGGCCGACGACAAGACGCTCAAGAGTTATGAAAACGCTGACCCGTTTATCGCCGATTACCGTGAATATCTGAAGACCACCCGTAACTTTGCAGCTTTCGCCAAAGGCGCCCTGACCCCTAGGTTTAACCCTGCCAGAAGCACTTTCCATCCTGATGCCTGCTGCTATGGCACGCAGACTGGAAGATGCGGCGCCAAGCCATCCACGGGATTCGTCCCTGGTTTCAGCAAGGTTTTGCGGACGCTGGTTCACCCAAACGATAACACAAGCCTTGTAGGTATTGACTTCTCTGGAGAAGAGAACTGCCTAATGGCGGGATGGAGTAGGGACGAACGTTTCAAGGCTGCATACCTGTCAAACGACTTCTATCTTTATATTTGTGCTTCGTTCGGCCTTTGCCCTGCGTATGACGAATCAATGGGAAATTTCAAGGAATACAAGGCCAAGTATAAGC